TGTCGCGCCAGGTGCGAACTTCACCTCGAACGGCGCGGCAAGGTAATCGCCGTCAATCATCGTCTTCGCTCCCTGTTGAGTCGGGTTGTGGCGGATCGGGCGGCGGCTGGCCGCCTGCGACAGGCTTGAGCGTCGGCTGCACGGCCGCCTTGCCGATATCGGCGCGCGGGATCATCTGCGCCTGCACGCACAGGACGTTTCCGTCCGGGTCCGGCGGAAGGTTTTCCTTCGCGCGAACTTCATTCGCAGTCACGAAACCGTTCTGCAGACCTGCGACATAGAACGCAGTCCGCGCTGCCGTATCCCCGCGCATCAGGGCGTCGACGTTGTGCTTCGCGTAGAAACGCAACCGATCGGCCGGACTCAGCAGACACCGCGTTATCGCCTGCTCGATCCGGATCAGCCATGGCATCAGCCCGTATTGCAAAAACCACAGGTTCATCTGCTCCAATCCGGAGCCCCACGCAGTGGATTTTTCCATCCTGCCAATCATGACCGGCGGAACCGCGAACCAGCGGCACAGGGTCTCGACATTGAAACCGCGTGTCTGCAGCAGCTGCATGTCTTCGGGGTTGAGGCCGATGGATTCCACTTTCCAGCCTCCCTCCAGCAGCGGCGTCTTGCCTGCGTTGATGGCGCCCGCATAATCCGCGAGGATGGCTTTCGCGCGCTCTTTCTCAGGTTCCTTGAGGTAGTCGGGAGCCGAGATATAGCTTTGCGTCAAAAGGCCGTTTTTGAATGTCTTGCCCGCCGTCTGCTCCGCCGCCAGCGCCGTGCCGATGGACTGACGCCCGACAGAGATCGGCGACAGCCCCAGCAGGCCGTCGAACGAGAACCCCTTGATGTGGAAAATATCCGCCTCGGCGAGAACCAGATATTTGCCTTGCCACGCATAGGTGTAGGTCAGCGCGCCACTGTTCGGATCACGTCGGACCGTCATGCGATCCGGGCGTAGCGGGTTGATGGCGATCACCGACCCGTCGCCGCGCCGCATCACCTGCCCGAACGCGTTGCCCCATGTCACAAGACACGCGATCATGGTTCCCCAGAACTCGATCGGCGTCATATCCGCGTTGGGCGACGTCGCCAGAACCGAAAACAGCGGGTGGCTACGCGCGACGATCGACGTCTCGTTCGGCTGCCGCTCGTATAGTTTGAGCGGCAGCGACGCGATCGTTTCCGACAGCAGCCGCACGCACGCCCAGACCGTATCCAGCTGGATCGCCGCGTCGATCGTCACCGTCTGCCCGGAAAAGGTCGGACCGCCCGCCAGAAAAGCGCCCAGACGCAGATCTGTCAGGCTGACGCCCGTCGTCGCCAGCGCCATGACGTTCGCCGCCTTGAAAAACATGGCCCCGAAGGCCTTACGGATATTCATACCGCGATGATCCCGGTCCGTAGGAAATCCTCGACCTTTCCGCCGCCGCCCGGCGCTTCCGGATTTCGCGACATCAGGGTCACGGCGTTGTAGGTCGCCATCAGCGGGTCGATCTTGAGGTTTCCCGCCGCTTGCTTGGTGATGACGATCGCGTTGCCTCGCGGCTCGACCTTCGCGTTGGACGCCGCCCACGCCATGATCGGCCGCGCGCCGTGTCTGAACGTGCCGTCAGCGAGCTTGCGCTCCGCCGTCTTGATGGCGCCTGACAGCGTCCAGCCCTGCGAGACGCCGACGACGCGGTCGCGACCAATGCCGCGCACCGCCAGCGCGTCGACGATGGCGCCCACGCCCTGCGGATCGAGCCCCACCTGCGCAAGGCCGCCGCCGGCGTCGACAGTCTCCAGCACGTCGGCAAGCTGCTCGATGTCGTCTCCCGGCTCCGACACGATCACCAGATCGCCCTGCGCCTGAAAATCGCGCATCACGCTGGCCTCTTTCTTGCGGAGCGCCAGCACGCCCTCGAACACCCAGCTTTTTTGCCAGTGCAGCCATTCCTGCGTCGTCGCGTCGCGCCCGAGCACAACCAGCGACAGCAGGTCGTCGAGCCCGCCGCCGTCGATCCCGGCGACGACGACCTCGGCGCGCGCGAGAACGTCCTCCAGCGTCAGCATGTCGTCGCCTGCGCCCACCCAGTAATCCGCCCCGACCCAGCGGTCAGAGCGGAGCGCAAGGCCAATCTCGACGTTCAGATGCTGCGAGGCCCAGCGGGATAGTTCGGCAATTCCCTTGCCTCGCGCCGTCTCATACTCTTCGATAAGGCGGTGGATGGTGATCGAACGGCCCAGATTTGGGAGCACCATCGGCCAAACTGACGGGTTTTCCCAAGCCGCGAAATCACCGACCAGCGCAGGCTTCTGGAGTGCGTCCGGCAGTTCATAAAGGACAGGCAATATCCCAGTTCCGACCGGGATCAGCGTATCGCCATCGTCGCCTTGCCGGTGTGACTTCCCATCGCGGATCGCCCGAGCCTGCAGCAGATCCTCGCGAAAGCAGCCACGCGGCGGCTTGTCGCTTTGGGTCGTGATAATCGCCAGAAACGCTTCCGGCTGGCTGATCATGCCCCCCCGAATCTGCCCCATCACGTCGCCCGCGTCGGCGTTCAGGGCGATGACGTGTTCCTCGTCAACAAGGACGCCCGCCGGTTTGACGCCGGTCATCACCTCCTTTGAGAACGTTTTGATACTCAGGCTTGCGCCCAAACGCTTAAACGTGAGCCGCCTCTGGTTATTCTGAATATGAAACATGCCGCTGAGTTCGCGGTCTGCCCGAACCATGCCGGACGCTTGGTTGAACGCGAGAGCGGCGATCTCTTTGGTTGGGGCGACGATCAGAAACTCCGCGTGAGGACGCCGATTGACCATCAACGCCGTCAGCATCAGCGCCGCGCCGTTCGTCGTCTTCGAATTTTTCTTAGGCACCAGCAGAAACAGCTCACGGATCTGACGTTCTTTGGTCGCCGGATCGAGGGCGCCGAACAGCATCCGGACGATATCGCGGAACCAGTCCCCGGCAGCCTCGCCAAAAGTCGGCTGCCCGATCACATCCGGGATACAGAGCATGTCAAAAATTTCGACAGCTTGTTCCGCCAACGCAGGATTGACCGGCTGGACTTCAGGCAGCAACGAGCGCCCATCGCGCATGCGGCTTTCCCAGTCCGGCCTGCTAAGATCCAGCATACTATCCTCAGTTCATCGTGCGATCGGGAGACGTGGCGCGTTCCCATTTGCTCCCCGCTTCGGGCATATCCCCCAAATCCCCCTGCCCAGACGCGACAGGCGCGGGCTTTGCGTGCATGAAAGGGCCTGCCTTGTCCGCAGCCATCGCGCGTAATTCAAACGGCGTCCCAGGATCGCGCAGGACCGCTTTCCAAAATTCTAGGGGTGTCAAAGTCGAATATTCAGTGATGACCGGCCCGCTCCATTCCTCGGTCGTCTGCGTCTTCTTTTTCCGACCGGCACCCGGACGGCGTCCACCGCGTGCCATTGTTTCATCTCCTTTGAATTCTTTGATTGTTTTCAAACACAGGCAAAAAATCTGCGAATGAGACTGGCGCGGTTAGGGCCCCCGATCCGGCCCAGACTTTCGACCCGCCCCCCGCCCGGTCGGACCAAATCCACGAAAACCGTAGAAATCAGCCGTTTTTCAAGGCTTTTCGACGATCGCCGTTCTGATCGCTCGGGCTCGCGCCGTCTTGGTCGTGTGGCACGACCCGCAAAGCAGCTGGACGTTCGACGGATCGAGCGGAGCACCGCCGTCTTTCAATTCGTGGACGTGGTCACCGAACAGGCGAGTTCCCGTCCGTCCGCACTTCTCGCAGGACCGGCCACGCTTCTCGACCAGGCGACGCATGAGATCGCGCCAGGGCTTCGAAAGGTAGAAGGCGTCAGCCCGCTTGGGCGGCGGGATCGCGATGCGGGTGTCTATTGAGCGCACGAGCGCGCCGACGCATCTTAGACGAGCGGGCATGGCGACTGTCCGGAGTTCGAGTGAGACGAAGCAAAGGGCAGAGAATGAAGAGAGCCGTGATTCTATCGGTCATGATGGCCTTGCCGGGTGGAACCTGTCTGGCTTCAGATTACGACAAGTGTATGGACGCAGCTGGCGGCGTAGATCCTGCAATGATCGAATGCGGCAACGAAGAGTTGGCACGTCGCGATGCTGATCTAAATCGTGCCTATAAGGCGTTATCGGCGAAGCTGGGCCGAGGTGAACTTCTCGATCACCTTCGGACATCGGAAAGGTCGTGGATAAAATTCCGCGATGACGACTGTGGTCTGGTCGAGGCCGCCTATGGGAACGGCTCATTGACCAAGATACTATTTCGGGAATGTCTGATTAATGCGGCCAAGACTCGTACAAAGACGCTGGAGGATTACCTCCAACAGCCGGATTTCTCGCGAGACTGACCCCGGCTTCACCAAACAAAGAAGGCCGGGCAACCGTTTGGCTGCACGACCCCTAAGTATGGCTTCGCAAATACTGCAATTTGGATAATCTGGATAGAGGAAAATCACCCGTGGTCGATTTTTCTCGCAATGACCTCGCAGGCGCGCCTGTGCCACGCCTGCGCGGTCTGGTGATGTATTCCAAGGCTTCGTCCCAACTCTCGCCATTCCCAGCGGAACTTTCCGGAATAGGGGTTCACGATCAGGCGTTTGTTGACGACGGTTCGCTGGCCCATGTCAGCGAGAAGCCCCGGCCAGCCAAGAACGATATCCATGCGCGCCACAGCGTCGGCCGTAGGCGATGGAAGAATGTCGTCGCTCGCTCGCAGCCAGTCGAGATCCGAACGATCCGCGACGATATCGGGCCAGTTGATCTTCACGCCTGCAGGACGCAGATTTTTCACATGGAGAGTGGCAAGCGTGGTCGCCGCTTCATCCAGCCACTCCGCCACCTGATCCACAACCGGACGCAGCGTACTGAACTCGGTCGGCTTGCGACTACGGAACGCAAGGGCCGAGACATCCACGAATTCACCCTGATCGCAGGACGCAGCGACTTTCAGCGTAGCTACAGGCTGGCGAGAAATGGTGTGCCCTTTTGTGCCCATTTTTGTGCCCTTTATTATCTATATTTCTCAGTAAGTTAGTAAGAAAGGGTACAAGGGCACAAAGGGCACAGATATTTTTGCTTACTACAGCAAGAGGCACGGAGAATGCCAAATTGCACATTAGGGGCATAAATATGCGTGCCCTATGTGATTTCTGTGCCCTTTAGATATAATCACGAACTAAAGGGATCACGCGTTGTGCCCTTTTGTGCCCTTGTGCCCTATATCTCAGTCGCCGTCGTCAGAAAGCCCCAATTCGCAGCACCTGAGCCAGATGCAACCTCTCTGACTTCGACCATCCATTTTGATGATCTTTTCCTGTCCTCGACCATCTTTCGGGCAGGGGCGATAACTTTCCAGCCGCATCATTTCATATACGAATTTCTGCCCGGCAAAAGGCGTGTCCTTGAATAGAGACGTTAACTGCGAATTTTTGGGCGAGACCCAGATGCCATCGCCCTCACTCGCGCGCGGCGGCTCCTGCCCACTGCGTGGTTTGGGCTCATGCCTTCGAATGACACGAACGCCATAGGTCGCAAGAACATGCTCGACGTTCTTTCGCGAATAATTGAGATCCGCGCGCTCGACGTCGTTCGGATCGTCGAAGTCGACGTCGCCATCAGGCTTGAGCATGCGGCTAATCAGCGCGCCGATCGAACGGCGTTCCGTCGATCGCTGCATTTGCACCACCTGGGATAGCCAATGGTCGATCATCTGTTGCGTGCCGCTGACTTGCTGCACCTCTTCCGCGCCACGGATATAGCCCTCGATCCCGCGCACGGCATTATCCGCCTCGGCCTCTGTAGGCATATGGTCATTCAGCATCGTCCACCAGCCAGCCAGCAAAGAGCCCATCTGGTCCATTTCGCGCGGCTGGCATCCAGCCCGTGACACGGCGGCGCGGAGGATTAGCCGGGCCTCGCGATAGCGTTCCCATCCGGACAACGCACGGCCCCAGAGCGCAGGGCCATGCTCGCGCGCCCACTCTGCAAGCTCGCGATGCTGCGCCGTGTGGTCTGCGCCTTTCGCCGCCGCCATCATCTCGACAATCGTAAAACGCCCGAAATGCTGCGCCTCCATATCCGGCGGCCTGATCGACGCCATGATGATCGAGCCCGAAACCGAAATCTTCCGAGCGACGCCGTCAGATCCTCCGCGCGCGCCCTGCGTGCCGTCGCCACTGGTCGCCGACAGGACAAGATCCAGAAGGGCGCGGGCCATGCGCTGATCAATACGATCCGAGGCTTCATCAATAATCATCGGAATCGCACGCCCGTCGACCGTCTGCTCGATACCAGCTTTCGAGGCGTCATTCGTCGCGAACTTGAGCGGAATAGCCTCGGACAAAACCTTGAGCAGCGACGACTTGCCCGATCCGGCGGGTCCGGTGAGAAACCCGGCCGGACGCCATGGGATCGCGGCGCCGTAATAGGCGCACGCCAGCATCCCCATGACGATGATGCCGCTGCCCGGAATGCGGAAGTTGAACAATTCGTCGATCTGGCTGAGCAAGAGTCGGGCGATCATGGCGTCACACGGCTGACCCGGCCGGGGTTGCGCAGGCGACCCCGCCCATATCTGATTGCCGATCCGCGTGCCGGGGTGCTCCAGCCGAGATCCGATAAGCACGCGGTCGCCGCAATGAACGATCGGCATGCCATCGGGCGCGGGCCAGATACCCGGCTTTCGGATCTTGATGTGGTCGCCATAAAGTCCCGCCTTGAAGCATTCGCGCTGCAGAAACTCAGCCGAACGATTGATATTGAAATCGACGACAATCTCTTTTGTGACCTCATCGCCTGCGGCGTCCTTTTCCTTGACCTTGGCAGTCTTCGGAAACTTGTCTTTCAGCCAGAAGGTCGACCCGCCGAAGAGCCCGAGCAGATCAGGGCGCCGGGTCAGCTGGGCAGCCTTCAACGCGCGCGGCTGGCCCACCGTGTCAAGAAAATAGAAGACGCCGTCGAGATGCCCTATCGAATACACTGGGCACTGGGCCTCCTCTTTCGGGGCATCGGGCGGCGGTCCGCCGTTGCCATCCTTGCCGCCGTCAATGACCTGAAAGCATCTGTCCGCCGACTGGATGGCGGCGCGAACAGATTGAAGCCCGTCAGCCGACGCTGGCGTCTCACCGGATTGCATCGTTGAAGTCCTTGCCTTTGGGCGGATAGGCCACGCGTACGCCGCGACCGGCCGCCAGATGGGCGTCGATCGCTTTGCGCAGGCCTTGCTTTGCCGCCGGATGCTCGTCCCGATCCGCGAGAATCAGCACATTGCGCGCGTTCTCGGGCAGGGAAATGGTTGCGAGATTGGAGAGCGAAACCGCTGCGAGGATGCGGCGTTCAGGGCATGCGAGCGCGACCGAAAGGCACGTCTCGATCCCTTCACCGATGGCGACGGTTTCGGAAGGCGGCATCTTCGCGAAAGACAGGCCAGATTGCCCACGGCGAAGCCGTATGCACCCGCCGACAAACCGCCCCAGAACCTTCTTGGGCGTTTCGATTTTCGCCTTGGACCATTGTCCACCATGCTCGCCGAGCCACGTCTGATGGACGGCGATCGTGCGGCCCTGCAGGTTCGTGATGGCGGCGAGCATGGCGGGCAACGGGCCGCCAACCTCAACGCAGTAATGCGCAGGCGAAAACCTGATTGCGTGAGGCGGCGCGTCAAGGTGCGCCAGGTCGATGCCACGCCCGCGAAGATATGCGTCGACAGGAGAGCCGAGGATATCCGGTTGAGCAGCAAGCCAATGATCGCGAGCCCGCAGCAGCTTACGGGCGGATTCTTCCTCCGCCTTCTTCGCATCGGCTTCCGAACGTTCGCGGATCTCGACGCGTCGCTCTTCGATCTTCTCTCCAGTAAGGCCGAGCCAGTTTCGCGCCCATTTGAAGGCCTGTTTCTTGTCGCCGCCGCAGACGCATGCCGCGACGAGATCCAGAGCGTCGCCGCCGACGTCACTTGCAAAATCCTTCCAGACACCGGCCTTCGGGCCAGAGAGACGGACGCTCAGTCGCGTTCCGGCTTCGCCTGCGACGCTACCCGCGACCCATTCTGCGCCCTGACGACGTCCACCGGGCAGCAGTTCACGCGCGAGCGCTTCCATGCTTCCGGCGAGCATTTTCGCGACTTCCGATGCTGATATCTGATCGGTCATTTGACGGGCACAAACCGCGTTAGCGGGGCCATGAACCCAAGAGACGCCAGAACAGGGCGCAGGCCGCGACGCGCATTGATGATGTTGCCCAGATGCGCCTTGGTTATCCCAATTTTGTCAGCCGCAGCTTTCTGACTGCCGCACTCTCGGACAAAAGTATTCAGTTTTTCGTAAATGACCCGACCAGCGACAAGGGAGGCGGGATCGGCAGCAACAGGATAGCGCGCGACGGGAACCAGACCGACTGCGCGTGCGACATCCTCGTGGTATCGCACGGCTTCCTGCGTCTCGTAAACGCGGCGCGTATCGAGATTGTGCAAGCGGGCGAATGCCGTGACGCCGCCAGCGTCACGGATCGCGGTATTCAGTTTTCCGTAAAAATCCTTTGGGTGGATCAGGTCATCCGACATACCAGAAACCCCTCGGCGATTTCATCTTGCTATTGTCGACGCAAGTCATGCCGCCAGACGTACGCACCTGTTTCGTAAGGTCAGGCCGCACGCGAAAACTCGCCGCGATCGCGCGGACATCCAGTTCGCGGCGCGGAATAGAGTAAGGCAGCTTGCGCGGTCGCGAGCCAAATTTACGCGGCGATGGCATGTCCGGCCTTTCTGGCATTGCGCTTTTCGCGCTGCTTGCGGGAGATTCCCAGAATTATACGGCGCTGATAGATGGAGCGTTCCGACACGCCGAGCTTACGCGCCTGCATCGCGACGCTGACGCCGCAAATCGCAAAGTGCCTCAGGATCGGATCAATCGAGATCCAGTCGCATGATTCGCGCGCCATTACGCCGACGCCGCCACAATATGCGGCCGCGTCGCGGCGATGATCTTCGTCATCCCGGCGGCGATATGTTCAGCCACGCTTTTGACCCGCTGCATATGCGCCAGCATCGCCTGCGCTTCATGCACGTCGACGACACCATCCTCTAGAATCTCAAAACCCTTGCGGATTGCGTCCGACGTTTCCTCGGTGAATCGCTGCATGTCTCGCGGAAGGTTTCCCTCCCCAAAATGCGTCGGCACCAGCATGAAGTTCTCGGCGTGCGCCATGGCGGACAGGATCAGCGGCGCCTGCGCGCACAGATCGAGCATGATCGCGACATCGACCGGCACGATATGAGGCCGGTCGCGATTGCCGTAGTCCGACAGGTTCGATTTTCCGACCCGGACTATGGTCGCAGCAGCGTCCAGACCGCCGCAGCGCTTCACCGCTTCCTTGGTCGCCGTCTTGATCGAGGGGATTGGCATCAGACACTCCTGCCGTCAGGCGCGTCGGGGGCTGGCGCGTTAGCCGGTTGGCGCAGTGACGTCCGTGCCTGACATGCCGTTTCAACGCACACAGGCGCACCCCCATCACTTTTCTGGCGGCTGATTATCGCCCGTTCGTAATCTTCGTTCATGACCGCGCCCCCTTTCCGGCGACCCGATCACGCACCGTCACGATGTCCGTCTCGCGGATCGGCAGATCGACCGACAAATCCGCCATGTGGACGCCCTCCACGATGACGCAGTTTCCCGCGATCAACTGCGACGCATGACGCATGTTCCGGGCGAAATCTCGCATGATCAGGACTTCGCCGAGGGAAAGGGCCACCGGCTTCGGCAATGCTCCGACCGGGGCCACGTCTTCCGTGGCGACATCCGACGTCTGGGCAACCCGCTTCTTATCCAAATACGCTCTGACAATAGCCACGGCCCCATCCGAGGCGATCAAACCGTCGCTGACGGTAAGGGGCGCCGGAGCACCGGACGCGGCGCATTCTGCGGAATTATCGCCCGCGATCCACGACGCAGCGCGATCGAGGTGCGCGAACATGGCGTCGTCGGACGCCCATGCACGCTGCCGTGCTATTCGGTAGAGTGCTAGGCGGAGCGGTTCCGAGTGACCGTTTTCGGCGCACGTGACAGTTTGGATATCATGCGATGCGGTCATGCGGCGTGCTCCATAAATAAGCGAAGTTTCAACGGGGGATCCTATGGCCGAACATCAAGAACTCGATATGAAGTTGTTGGAAAAAAACGTTCTAGAATTAAAAATTGGAGAAGATTACGTTCATGTATCTCCAGAATATCTTTCCGGACTCATCAACACATTTATTTCAATTCGTAGGACAATGCTTCCCCCAAGCTGTTCCAGTTATTTACCCCAAGATGACGAGATAGTTCCGCAGACAGATCGGCTATTGCTACACGTCGCCGCTCCGGCCCAAGGAGCACATAGCCACGTTGATTTTGCGGTGGGAGCCGGGGGTCTGGGCTGGTTGGTATCACGATTGGAAAGGGCGAGAGCTCTGGAGTTCGCGCAGCAGATTCTCGATGCAGCGAATCAAGGACCAAGCACGGCTCATTAGCGCTCGCGCACTTCATCCAACGGGCAACCATTGCCAGAACAGCAGTTACGCCTCCCGCACTGTTCATCAATATACTTTGCTGTTTCAAGTCGCGTGCTCCGGAGTTGGAGAGGTGGAGGTCAGTGTCGGGGCGCCAGGACGCGCACACCAGTCATCCCTGCGCCTCCTGCGTGGTGCGGGATGTGGCAATAGCCCCAGCGATGAACGTCGTGATCTTTTCCCGCGTCCTGAACCGCAATTCCCGTCCAGAGCGCAGGTCGTGGACCAAGCGCGGATCGCCAGCGGCGGCTTTTCCGAACGCAGTTGCTGACATGCCTTCGCTGGACAGAAACGCCTCGACGCAGGGCAAAACGGGGTCGGATTTGTCTTCCATGAATAGGGAAATAGTAGGAATTTACCTACTTTGCAATAGGAAATATCGTATTGGATATTTCCTATATGATGGCGGATTATAGGGCATGGATTTTCTCGACGCCCCCAGGAAGCTCCTCCTCGAGCTTCTTTCCGACAACCCGGACCACGACATGAAGAGCCTGTCGGCGCTTCTCGGGAGGAACGCCGCGTATATTCAGCAATACATAAAGAGCGGCTCGCCAAAGTCCCTTGACGAAGACTCACGGGAGAAGATCGGGAAGGTTCTGGGCATTAGCCCGGATGCGCTGCGCCCTGAGGGTGACCCAAAGCGACGTCCTTATGTGAAGGCTCCCTCACCGCCGTCTCGGCGAGGCGAATTGGTGCGCGTCCCTTTATCGAAAATATCGAATGACGATGAAGCATCGCCTGACCCATCATCTTCCGGCGCGCGCGTTCAGATCCCAGAATACGACGTGAGCCCACACGCTGGAGCTGGGGCGTTTCTATCCGGTGATGACTACTACGAGGCAGCGCCGCCGACGGACCTGTGGACAATGCCAAAGCGGCTTGTCTCAGCCTTCGTGGAGCATCCTTCGAACCTCGTGATCATCCGCGTGACTGGCGACAGCATGGAGCCAGACTATATGGCGGGGGAGCGCGTCATGGTCGACATGGGTCACACGCTTCCTAGCCCGCCGGGCGTCTACGTCCTGCATGATGGGATGGGCCTTGTGCTGAAGCGGGTCGAAGTCGTGTTTGGGTCCAAAGACCCCGTCATGCTCCGCATATCGAGCATCAACCCCGGATATGGCACGTATGAGCGCGAGTTGAGCGAAGTCCACATAAACGGACGCGTCGTCGGCAAGTGGGTGTGGAAATAGAGCGAGGACCCCAGATATCCGCCGCATTTGGTTGATGGGGACGAACGGCGAATAATTGCCCGCATGGTATAGGATTTTGCTCGTGGCTATCGAAAAAGCCCCCAATTTGGGGCAGGTGCTACTTTGTGATTTTTCCGACGGATTTAAAGAACCGGAGATGATAAAGCTTCGTCCCGTCGTCGTGATCAGTCCGCCGATTAGTTGGAGGCCTGGGCTAACGACTGTGGTGGCGCTTAGCACAACTCCGCCGGACCCAAAGAGACCATACCACTGCCTCCTGCGGCTAAATCCGAAACCCCCCGCCCCTTGGGATGTAGAGGACGTATGGGTCAAAGCCGACTTGATTATGACCGTCGGCTTCCACCGACTAAACCTGATTCGCGACGGGAAGAACCCCCAAACAGGCAAACGAAAATACTATATGAACTGCGTTTCAAATCAGAACCTTAAGGAAATAAGAGCCTGCATCCTACACGGCCTCGGCCTATTTTCCTTGACACAACATCTATAAACTCCAATGTTCTCACCGTGCGCTGCTCTCTAGCCCTCTCGGGCGGATCAGCATCTAAGACCTCCTTGGAGGCCGTCGCTCAGCGGAGCCATCGCAAGCTTATGAGCGACGTAGATTGAAGAAGGCCCAGCATTTTATGCTGGGCCTTCTTTGTTTAATCAAACAAAATTACGCCCAAAAAATTTTTCGCGATTCTCATCGATAACGAACAAACACAGGGTGCCTACTCCGCCTCACCCGGCACATCCCCAAAGCTCCCCAGATAGACAGGCTCGCCGTAGTCTCCAGCCTCGTCGTCAATAGCCACCCTGACGACCTGAGCGCCATCTACGGATAGCGCCCCCTCCCTAACCTTCTCTAGTCGCCGCAAGCCGTCACCCTCACTAGGGCAGACGATGGGAACATTCGCCTGAAGCACGCTGCGGCGCCCCTGCGCCCGGCGCGTGTAGGTCTGGAAGATAATCTGTTCCTGCGCGGGCATGAGCGACTCCTGTTCTCTGTTCGTTCCATATATTCCAGAGCACGCCAGATCAGCAATAGAACGCCGCGAACGTCCAAAATACGACATTTCATATTTGATCTGAATTTTCTTATTGACGATATAGGAATTATCCTACTACAGATACCCTATCACCAGCGCCCACGGCGCACCGGGAGGATGGGATGACCAAAGGCAAAATCGGATCACAGGACAGCAGTGCTACAAGCGGTCCAAGAATCACCCACTTACGAGCGGTTACCGACGCAGCCCTTGAACGCTGTCAGTCCGCGAGCGCCCTGATCAGCGCACTATCCTCCCTGCTTGATCCCACAATCCCGACGCCGTCAGCCTTGCAGGCTGCTCGGGTGCAGCGCGCCGCCAGACGACTTGTGGACGCCGCACTGACGGAGCATGGCTCGTCGTCCACACGTCTTGTCGGCGCCGGACTGGCGGCGCTTTACACGGGCCTGTCACCTGAGCGGTTCGACGAGTTTTGTGAGAGCGGCCATGGCCCCACCATTGTTTTCGTCAACGGCGAAGCGCTGTTCGACGCGAGAGCGCTGGATGAGAGGGTGATGACGCTTTCGCGATGTGCGGGAGCCGACCGTGCAATGCGTGCGGAGGAAGATGCCTCTCAGAGGGGGGCATGATGAACCACGATCCATGGTCACCCATCGACGAAGAGCCGCGAGGCGCGCGCGCTATCCTGTATGCGATCGCGCTTGGGCTCGTGGTCTGGCCTGCCATTTTCCTGATTATTTTCTCGCCCGGCCGCTGAGATGGCCGCCAGTCCGCTCCGCAGCCATGTCCCGCGCTGGACTGTGACAGTCCGCCGCGTCGCCGCCGGGCGGTATCAAATCGTCGCGAAAGATCAGCACGGATGGGCCGTCACTTTCGACGACTGCGTCCGCCGCAATGTTGACGGAGAGGATCTGATCGTCGGCACGACAACGAATTTGGTTCCACCTGTCCGATCGCCCGAAGACATCATCCTCGAAGAGGAAACAAGACAGAATGCAAAACGTCCCAAATGAGCCAACCATGCCGCGCGTGGTGTCGCCGATGCTCGCAGGTCTGCCGCCAGCGGTACAGGCCAACGCCGAGACCCTGCGCAGGCAGGCTATATGGATGCGCCAGTTAGAGCGCATGGCATTCCAGCGTCATGACGCTCGAGCGGCGAAAATGTTCGGAGATCACGCGGAAGATACAGAGGCCAAGCTAGAGGCTTATCTTCTGCCGTTCGTCGCCTCTCGCGACATCGCCGCCGCAGACCTGCCCGCGAACGTCGTTCGGTTTCCGGGGGTGCAGTCATGAGCCAAATGATGAATGGCGACGTGCCAGTTCACCCTGTCCAAAATAACCGGCAACCCAGAGAACGTGCCGTCTGCCCTGTCGTGGTGACTTTGGCCGTTTATGAGGTCTACTCGCACGTCTTCAGTCCGCAAGAGAGGCTTATTACTGGCGAGTGTCGCGGTGGCTTCGGCGTCGGTGAATTGATTGCGTTCCTCTACGCGCGGTCCTTTCCGAAGTCAGAATGGCGCAAGAGGACTGACGAAGCGTTTAAGGGGATGAGGTTATGACCCGGACGCGCGATGAGCAGTTTAAAAACTGCCCCTTTTGTGGTGGAGAAGCCCGCAAGTTTGATCTTGATGATGGCGGTTCATGCATTTCCTGCACGAAGTGTCTTGCAAGTAGCAACGTCGAGTATGAATTCAAAGAAAACTTCGTATCTAACTGGAACCGACGCGCAACCGCCCCGGCAGATACGGCAATGCTGGATTGGTTGGAATCCCATAACGGCCACGTCTATCCGTCTACAGACTTCCGGACTGCCGTTGTTTCCATATGTCACACTGACGAATTGGTTCTTGGGCAAGGACCGACGCTCCGCGACGCCATCCGTGCGGCCATGAAAGCAGAGCTACAATGACCACGCTTCTCGCTCCGTGGATTCTAATCCTCTGCGGTTATATGGGGCACAGCGGATATTCGTATGTGCAAATCCCTCAGTCCTCCGAGGCCATCTGCCGACGAAACGGAAATGCCCTGATAGGCACAGAGACGCCGCACGACATTCGCTTCTATTCATTCACCTGCGTTCAAACAGGATTTGCCCCATGACCGACATGATCGCGGACCGCCTCATGACAGTAAGAGAAGTTCAGACCCGCACGGGATGGAGCAGGGCTACCATATACAGACAGATGAACGCCGGGAACTTCCCGAAATCTCTGCGCCTGTCCCCCGGATCTGTTCGGTGGGAAAAGCGCGAGATCGAGGACTGGATCACTAAGCGTTCGGCCCCTGCGGCCCCGAGCGCCTGCGCGATTTGATTAATTCATCGACTGGTCGCTGATCTTTGAGGATAAGATCAGCCCATATTTGGGCAAGTTCACGGCGTCTGCCCAGGTGTTGAGATCTATTATACGCCCCTTCGACTTGGTTCTTAATAATGTGCGCCAGCGTCGCATCAATAGCCTGCCTGTCGTCGGGGTGCAGATCGTTCATGACGGTGGAAAACGTTGCGCGGTAGCCGTGCGGGACGTGGCGATGATGATAGCCCGCCCGATTCAGTAAATACCCGATGGCGTTCTCGCTCATGGGGACCATTGGTCGGCGCGAGTTGGGAAATAAATGCGGCCACTGCGATGAAACCGCGCGGAGAGACTGCACCACGTCGACGGCCTGAGATGACAGAGGGACAATATGCTCTCTCTTCTTCTTCATCCGCTCAGCCGGGATGCGCCATATCGGGGCCTCTCCATCCAGATCCTCGAACTCAGCCCACTCAGCAGATCGAAGTTCACCCGGCCGCACGACGGTCAGAAACAGCAGACGATGCGCGAGCAGGGTGACGGGATGCGCGTCCTCGCTCTCAATCTTCCGGATCATCGTAAGCACTTGCGGCATATCCACCAGCGCGGGCTGCCTGCCCTTGATGACTGGACGCAGCGCCGGGGCGATGATCGCAGCAGGATCTGTCTTGCCGTAACCAGATGCGATCGCATGGACGAAGATGTCGGAGAGGCGCTGTCTGACCCTATGCGCAGTCTCGATCGCTCCACGCTCTTCGATCCCGCGCAGCAGCGCCAAGACGATCTGCGGCGTCAGATCGTTGATCGGTATCTCACCAACCTGCGGCAGCACGTCGCGCTCTAAACTGCGCCAGACGTCATCCGCATGCCGAGCCGCCCATATCGGTTTTCGTCTTGCAAACCAGTCTCGCGCCGTTGCCGCGAAGGTTTGGTCTGGGTCTATTTTGCCGATGGCGCGGAGGATCTGCTTTTCTTGGGCCGGATCTCGACCGGCCCTCAGAACCTTGCGGGCTTCATCCCGTGCAGAGCGCGCGTCCAGCAAGCGCACGTCCGGATACGCGCCTATCGTGTAGGTCTTTTCTTTCCCGTCCAGTTCGTAGCGCCAGCGCCAATGCTTGCCGCCTGAGGGAGTAATCTGGACATACAGGCCACCCGAATCGGTCAGCTTGTAAGGCTTTTCCTTGGGTTTGGCCGCCCGAACCTGCGTATCCGTCAGCAT